GTCGGTGGCGGCACGGGCGGGTTCACGATCCCGGCGAGCTCGGTCACGGGTGCGGCGAACATCGTCCGCATGAACGTCGACCTGCGGGGCAAGCAGCGGTACCTCAAGGTCAACGCCACCCCGACGTTTGCTACTCGCGTGGTTTCCGTGGCCCGGCTCGGCAAGGCCGACGTTGGCCCGGTTTCGGCTTCCGAGGTCGGCGTGGCGGCTGTGGTCAGCGGCTGACGCTTGACACGATCCCGAAAGTGGACGGCTGGCAGGGTTCGCCCTGGCCAGCCGTTTCGCTTTCTGGAGCCTCCATGAAAATCACCGTCGGAAACAGCGAGGTAGATGTTCGGGTTGAGGCCGTGCTGTCGATGCCTCGGCTGGCGTTCACAGCCAACACGTTCAGCTGGGTCCAAGCCTTGATGCCGCTAAACATCCGGCCGACCATGGGCACCGGCGTTTTTTGGGATCAGGTGCACACCCGAGTCTGGGAGCAGTTCATCGACCGCTGCGAGTACCTGCTGTGCATCGATTACGACTCGTTCTTTTCGCAGGCCGACATCGAGCACCTGTTTGCCCTGGCCCTCACGTTTCAGTGCGACGCCTTGGCCCCGTTGCAGACCAAGCGGGAGGACGGCCGGCCGATGCTCACGCTCAAGGGCAACCTCGACAATCCGCCCGAAGGCGGCTCGAGCAGCGTGCCCCGCGAGTGGTTTGCCGCGCCGGTCCAGGAGGTGGACACGGCCCACTTCGGCCTGACCATCATTTCGACGGCGGCGCTCAAGCGGTGCAAGAAGCCTTGGTTCTGGTGCAAGCCGGCCCCGGACGGCACCTGGAACGATGGCCGGCGCGACTCTGATATTTGGTTCTGGGCCAACTGGCGAGACTCTGGCAACAAGGTCTACGTGACGCCACGGGTCTGCATTGGCCACGGCGAGTATGTCGTGACGTGGCCAGGCCGGGATCTCGGCAAGCCGGTCTTTCAGTTCACCACTGAATACACCAAGAACATGACGCCACCGGAAACTGCATGGAGAGCCCCAGAATGAAGAAGATAAGACTCATACGGCCGTTCCGTGCTTACAACCGAGGCACCGTCCTCGACGTACCCGGCGGCCAGGCCCACGAGATGATTTTGGCCGGCTACGCCGTTGAGGAAAAGCAGCGGGATCTGCTCGACACGGCGACCGCTGAGCCCGAGGTACGGACGTCCGACGCCACGCCGAAAAAGCGGAGCCGGAAGCAACGATGAAGTACCGCAGCCTGACCAGAGCGACTGAGCCGGCCGTCGAGCCTGTGACGCTCGCCGAGGCGAAGGCCCACCTGCGTGTGGACATCTCCGACGACGACTCGCTTATCTCGGCCATCATCAAGGCAGCCCGTGAGTTCTGCGAGGAGTACCTCGACCGGACGCTGGTTCACACTCAGTGGACAATGAGCGTGGACCGGTTCCCATGGGAGTTTGAGCTGCCCCGGCCGCCGATGGCGCAGTCTGGCACGACCACAGCCACGGTGGTGACATACACGCTTGAGACGCAGGCCACGGCGACGCTCGACACGGCCGAATACCGGGTGGACCGGGCGGCCACGCCGGGCGCGATCCGCACCGTGTACGCCGGCACTTGGCCGGGCCACCTCTACGACGAGAACGCCGTCAGTGTGACGTGGTGGGGCGGCTACGGAGCCGACGGCACGAGCGTGCCGGCCGCGATCCGCTCGGCGATGCTCATGATTATCGGGAGCCTCTACGAGCATCGCAGCGCCGTTCTCACTGGCACCATCTCCAAAGAGATTGAGTTTGGGGTGAAGGCACTGCTAGACACGCATCGCTGGGGGAGCTACCGCTGATGGCGATTAACGGCCGCATCAACGTCGACGTGCTGTTTCACGACACAGACGGCACCACGTCGCTCAAGGTGGTGAGCCTGGAGGACTCGACCGAGTACACGACGGGCAAGGTGGCAATTGTGACGGGGACGGTTGCTACCACTCGCGTGACTATTGGCCCGGCATCGCTTTCGTACAAGGACGCTGCCGGTGATGCGGTGGCGTTCACTTCGGTGCGACGCATTGCACTCAAGGCGTCTGGCCCTCCGGTTGCGTATTATCGCGGCCCGCTAAATGTTATTGCTGGCTTTTCAGACAACGACCTGCTTGTAGTTTCTGAGGCAAACCCGGGCAGCATTGTCTCGGGCAACTACGGCGTCGCGACAACCGCCGGCACTGCTTCCTACACGCTCGTGATCTATGGCACTTGACCCCGGCAAGCTCCGCGAACGGGTGACGATCCAGCAGGCGACCGAGCGGCGCAACTCGCTCGGTGAGACCACGCTGGAGTGGGCGACGTTTGCCGAGCGATGGGCGAGCGTGGAAGGCGTGACGGCCCGCGAGGCCCTCGGTGCTGGGCAGATCGAAGTCAGCATCACGCACCGGGTGCGGCTGCGTTACGTGACCGGCCTGACGCAGCAGATGCGGCTGCAGTGGCGTGGCCGCACGCTTGAGATCGTGAGCCTGCTCGAGCACAACAACCGCAGCGAGCACGAGCTGATCTGCCAGGAGAACACCTGACATGGCCAACCCGTATGCCGGCCGGCCGGTCATCAACTTTGCCCTGGGCCGTGGCAAGCAGGCCAAGGCCCTGTTTCAGGCTCAGCCGCTTAAGGAAGTCACGGACGCCCTCCAGGCGTTGCCGGAAGAACTCAGCCTCAAGTATCAGTCCAAGGCCCTCAAGAAGGCTGCCAAGCCCGGCATTGAGGCCCTGCGTCGGAACGTGGCCGCCCTGGGCCAGGTGACGGGCAACCTGCTGGCGAGCGTCACAAGCGTCGACCGGAAGTACAGCAACAACAGACGGCAGATCCCCGTTGGTGTGGTCGTCATCGGTTTTCGCCGGCCGACCAACGCCAAGAGCCAGAAATCGGCCACACCGGCGTTTACTGGTGGCAGCGTGCTCAAAGGCCCGAATCGGGCATACCACTCGCACCTCGTGGAGTACGGAACTAAGCCGCGCACGCCAGGCAAGAGCCGGCAAACAAAGCGTCGGCGGGTCATCCTTGGCGGCCGCATCCGAACGCTGAGCCAACGCATCAAGGAAGCCCCGTCCAACCCTCGCGGCATCCTGTCGTCGTTCCGCACTCGTGGCCCCTTCACCAACCGTGGCTTCTACCCCATCGACTTCATCACCACCGGCGGCGTCGGCCCCTCCCCGGCACGCCGGCCGCTCCAGAAGGCGTTTGAGTCTTCAAAGGGCCAGATGCAGTCCGTGCTCGACATCGAGATGCGGAAGGCCCTGCAGCGTGCCGCCAAGCAGTACCAGACGGAAGTCGGCGACTTCGGAGGCATCTAATGCTCAAGAGCCCGGAACAGGTGCTCAAGCACCGCATCGAGACGACGCCCGTGCTGGCCAGGCTCCTGAACTTCCGTACGTACCCGGCCCTGGCCCCGATGTCGGCGGCCCTGCCGTTTGTCACCTACCAGCGGACGCTGATTGAGCGGAACCAGACGCTGGCCCTGCCCGTGGGCGTTCCGCGGGTATCGGTGGAGATGGCGACGTACGCCGTCACCTACGAGGAGGCCCGGGAGGTGGCCGACGCACTGCGGTCGGCTCTGGATGGGTGGAGCGGTTCCGCGTACGGTGTAGAAGTGAAGCACGTTGCCCTGGAGACAGAGCGAGACGGCTTCGTGCAGCTGGACGGCAGCGAGCTGCCGCCGGTGTACCAAATCACTCAGACCTTCGACGTAGCCTGGCAGGAGACCTAGGAACTTATGGCCACTTACGCAACTGGCGTCGGCTTCTCGTTTGGTGGCTCGAACTACACCGTCACGAGCGTCACGTATTCGCTGGGCGAGACAGGCGGCGGCGCTGACCTTATCGACGCCAGCCACCTGGGCCTGACGACCGGAGCCAGCGTGATCTCGCTGTCTCGGCCGCTGACGGGCACGCCTGGCGGCGACACCGGCAAAACGGTGAGCATTGAGTTTATCGGCACTGCCCCAATCGCCCAAAACGCGACCGGCACACTGTCGATCAGCGGCCCGGTGAGCGTTTCGGCCAATGCCACTTGTCAGAGCTCCAGCGTCACGCTGACGCTGAACGACATCGTGCGTGGCTCGGCCGAGTTCCAGCTCGAGTAGTCGCAACCACGGGAGGCCACCGTGGCGACTTACTCAACCGGCGTAACGGCCACCTTTCCTGGCGCGACCTTGTCTGAGGTTGTCGGCCTGTCGTTCAACTACGGCAGCGGCATGCCGGAAGGACGCGGCGTGGCTTGGAAAGCCACGCTTGGCCAGGTGCAGGTGGAGCAGCTGGGCGGGGCGACCACTGCCATCTACGGCACGCGAGGATCGCTGGTGATCGCTGGCGGAGGTCTCAACTTGACGGTGACAGCAGTATGTACTGACGTGGCGGCCGTTGCGGAGGTGAATGGCGTCACGCGGTACTCGTACACCTTCGACATTCTCGGATAACCAATGGCACTCACTAGAGACCAGATCGACCAGGCAACCGACGCCAAGATTCTCACCGTGCCGTGCCCCGAGCTTGGCGGCGACGTGTGCATCAGGCTCATGAGCGTCGGCGACCGCGACTCGTACGAGCTCAAGCTGCTCGAGGCCGAGGGAAAGGCGATCCCCGACTTTCGCTCCGAGCTACTGGCTCGCACGCTCTGCGACGAGAAGGGCGAGCTGCTCTACCCAGGCGACGAAGGCGTGGCCGCCCTGAAGCGTCGCAGCAGCGACGTGATGCACAAGCTGTGGCACGCGGCCCTGAAGCACAACGCACTCACCGAGGAGGAAATCAAGAAGCTAGCGGGGGAATGAACGCCCGACCGACGCTGCAGTTCAAGCTGCGTCTGGCCGGGCACCTGCACAAGACACTGGCTGAAATCGACCGCATGGACTCCCGCGAGTTCTCCATGTGGATTGCCTACAGCCGGTGGTTCCGCCCGCTCGACGACCCGTGGCTGCAATCCGGCATGCAGATCTCGGCGACCCTGGCCCCCTACAGCAAACACAAGCCGCCGGACCCGGAAGACTTTATCCCCGTTGACTCACTGACGCCGCAGCATCCGACGCAGGTGGTTGACAACCTCAAGGCCCTGGCCGAAGCACTCAAGAAGAAGTAATGGCGACCAGAGTAGGCATCGGCTTTCAGCTGTCGGCAAATGCTGCGGGCATGGCCCAAGGCATCAACGCCGGCGTCGTGGAACTGCAGAAGCTGGGCCTGCAAGCCAAGAAGACTGCCAGTGATGTGACGGTGTTGCGAAACATCGAGATCGGCCGGCTGGCCATCACGTCGATTCAGGCAGTGTCGGCCGCCATCGGCCAGGCCAACAGGCTGCTCGCCGGGTTTGTAGACGAGTCGGTGGCCATCGGCGAGGAGGCCAGCAAGGCAAACGTAATCTTTGGCGAGTCGGCCGCGGCCATCCAAGAGTTTGCCCAGTCATCGTCTGGCATCGGCTTGTCGACTCGAGCGGCTCTGCAGGCAACAGCGTCGTTCGGCAACCTGTTCACGGCGATCCGGCTCAACAGCGACCAGGCCGCTGAATATTCGCTGACGCTGACTAGGCTTGCCACAGACTTGGCGTCGTTCAACAACACCACCGTCGAGGACGCCGTGCAGGCGCTGGGCGCGGCGTTGCGTGGTGAAGCGGAGCCGATTCGCCGGTACGGTGTCCTGCTGAGCGATGCCACGCTGCGGCAAGTCGCTCTAGCGAACGGGCTGGACGTGACTTCTGCTGCGCTGTCGCCGGTGGTGCGAGCTCAGGCAGCCTACCTGGCCATCCTGCAGCAGACCGGCAACGCACAAGGAGATTTCGAGCGTACGTCTGGATCGCTGGCCAACCAGCAGCGGATCTTAGGGGCCGAGTGGGCCAACATCCGTGCCGTGATTGGCAGCTCGTTGCAGCCAGCGTACCAGGCAATCGTTCAGGCGCTGCGCGAATCGTTGCCGGCGATACGGCAGGCGGGCCAGGCGCTGGCGTCGTTTGTCGCTGGCATCGACTTCTCTGCCGTTATCTCGGGAGCTGTGTCGGCGTTTCAGTCTTTGGGCGGCGCGTTCACGCTGCTCATCAACGTGGCATCGCCGCTGGCACGGTTTCTGCTGCCGGCCGTTGGGGCATCGCTGGCGTTTATCAACCGCCAAGCTCTGGCAGCCGGCATATCTTCATTGGCCCTGGCGTTTTCCCGAGCTGCCACGGCGGTGACGTTTTACGGATCGGCAACCAGAGCGGCAGCGGTTGGCACTGCGATCTTGGGCGGCTCCATTCGCACGCTGCTGGCGTCGACTGGTGTTGGCGTGCTGGCTGTTGCCTTTGGTCTTGCGGCCGGTGCAGTGCTGGAATGGAGTCTGGCGACCCGCACTTCGTCCGGCGATGCGGCGGCGTCGGTCCAGTCCGTCCAAGAAGAAATCCGACAGATTGAGGAACGGTTCCAGCAGGCCGGCAACGCAGCCCAAAACTTTGGCGCGAAGGTCCAGGCCGCCGTCAAGGTTCCGCAGCTGTCCATCGGCGACATTGCCCAGGACAGCATCAACTCAGCGCAGTCAGCTATCTCGGGCCTCGCCAAGGAGCTCGGCGGCACGGTCAACCTGCCCCGCGAGTTGGTGTCGGACTTTAACAACATCCAGGCCTTGGCCGAGCGTGCCAATGGCGACCTAAAGAATCAGCGGTTCCTGCTTGGGCAGCTCGTGCAGGAGAGCAATCGGTTTGTCGCCGCCATTGAGGAGCGGACCAAGAAGCAACGCGACGAAGCCAAGGTAGCAACCGACGCGGCCGAGGCGATCCGCAAGGCCAGCGAGGACGCCCGCCGGCGGACGCAAGAGCTGGCGTTCGACGGGCTCGGGGCCGGCGAGCAGTCACGCATCAAGCTGGCCCAAGACCTGGTCGCGATTGACCGAGAGAGGATCGCGGCCGAGGAGGCGTTGCGGGCAGCCAGGTCGCAGAACGACCGGGCCGGCATCGCCGCGGCACGCGAGCGGCTGAACCTCGTAGGCCAGGCCGCCGAGGTGGCCCGCGAGCAGGACCGGCAGCGTCAGCTCCAGGCCCTCGGCATCGACAACAACCTGCTCAAGCCAGCCCAGACCATCGGCGATGAGTTCAACAAGGTGCGCGATGCGTTCAAGCGAAGGCTGATTGACCCGGAGGAAGCCAAGAACGCTCTACGGAACCTTTCCGCAGAAGGCATCCGTGTCCGAAATGAAATCAACGCCGAGCTTGCTCGTCCCGCTCAGCGGGCCCTCGAGGTGCAAGATATTCGCTCTGGCGGAATCGGCGAGTTTTTGCGTCTTGCTGCAGGCCGCGAAGATCCTGCGATCGAGCAAAACCGTGCGCAACTAGCCGAACTCACTCGCATTCGGCAGGAGTTGGCTCGAATCGGCGTGCGCCCTGTAGATATTTTGGGAGCGTAATCGTGGCTGTCGTCAGCTTTCGCGAAATCGCCTCGCGTTCATATCAACATCGCATTGGGGAAAGCCCTAGTGCTGAACGCAAGTTTGTGGTGACGCTAGACAACACGGCCACGCCCACACAACAAGTCATCAACGCCATCGGCATTGGCCACGGCTCGGCACATCCCGAGTTTGGCTTGCTGACGATGACTGATGCATCTGTATCAGAAAACGCCGGCAGCCCGTATCACGCAGAAGTCACCTACAAATACGAGTCCCTGTCGCAAAGCTTTGAGCCCAACCCGCTGCTGCGCCCAGACGTGTGGTCCTTCTCGGTTGGTGGCGCTTCGGTTCCAGCGGTAGCGTACTACGAGCCCGGGGACGCAGTTCAGCCGCTTGTCAATGCTGCCGGCGAGTTCTTTGAAAATCTGACGACCGAAGAATCGGAAGTTAGGGCGACCATCACCGGCAATCGCCCGACGTTTCCTTTGGCATTGGCTGCGTTTGTAACAAACACCGTCAACAGGAGTCAGTACCTCGGCGGTCAACCGTTTACATGGAAATGCGCCGGCATCGGTGGCCAGCAGACCACAGAAGTCGTAAACGAAGCAGAGGTGCGTTACTACCAGATCACGACTGAGCTTGTGTATCGCGCTTCCGGATGGCCTTTGATTCTGCCGGACGTTGGCTGGAACTACCTTGAAAACGGCGAGAAAAAGCGGGCATGGGTTCTGTTTGTCGACGAAGACGGAAACCAGCAACGACTGCCTGCCGCCAACCCGGTAGCTCTAGCGCAAAATGGGGCGATGCTTCCGCCAGGTCAACCTCCGAGACTGCTGTCTCGGCGGGTGCATCGCGCAGCTGAGTTCTCAACCTATTTTGGCGAGCCCAGCTTCTGATGAGCAGCATTAGCGTTATCAGCGGCGCATTCACGCACACGGCGTCTTCGCCAGGTCGTCACCCAAACGAAATGGCGAGAGCGCGGTTGCGCATACTCGGCCCTCAAGGACAGCCTTTATTTTCTGGACTTCCTAACAGTTACTCCGAGGGGACCGCTAACTACTCTGGCAACATTTCGGAAAAAAATCTGCGAGTTGTTGCAAACTGCGGCACATGCTCTTGGCTTGATGGCAGGTATGCCATCAATTTTGATGTCGTGGATGCTGTTTTCATTACGGAAGTCATAGAAGGCTCCGTCGCTTTTTCCGGCTCGCTGCCATGCTCAAGTTGTGGCGGTACAGATCCGCCGGAGCCGGATGGCCCGGCGGGCGACTCTGATCGAGGCGTAACCCCGCCATCACCGCCGCCGGCCCCGTGTCTGCCGCCACCGTTTGTTAACCCGCCGTCGCCTGTTCCTGACCCGTGTGGTGGAGGCGGTTCTGGCGGCAGCAGTTCGCTTGGATTTGGCAACCCGACCACGCCCTGACGTTTTAAGGAGTTTGTTATGTCTTTGTCGGTCAACGTGAACCTGTCTTTGTCCAAGGGCAAGCTGTCAGAAACCTTTGCCGCCACGCAGACGGCAGACGTATCTGTCACCGGCTATGACGTGCAGGTGCCTTCTCTGGGTACAGCTACCTCGCAGCTGTCGACGGCGACCATGTCTTCTTTGGGATATGCATTCCTGCGTTCGCTTGTCACCACAACGCAAAGCACATGCACGATTACATTTGGCCGACTCGATGGCACTACGATGCACGACATGGTCAAACTGCGTCCAGGCGAAATTGCCACGATGCGGCTTGCGTCAGGCGACTACGCCGCCAAGGCGGCCGACGACGGTTACCGCCTGTTGTTTGCTGTCATCGAGGAGTAAAGCGTGGCAGACAAAGTCGCGTTTACGTCCGGCGCTGCCACGCGAATCGCCAAGGTCGTGCGGCAAGTGGAGGCTGGCGACCGCAACGGGAAAGGCGTTGAGTTTTTTCCGCGGTTGCAAAATGCACCAAGCGGCGCTGGCATCCGCTTCTGCTCGTGGACGGCGACCTGGACGTACTCCCAGACGGCGACGATCACCTTTGACCCGGCCACCAACGTCACGGCCACGGCCACCAACGTCATCCTTGGCGTGGGCCCAGGTGACGGGTGGGTCGCCAAGAAAGGCTCGGCGGGCTGGTCGCTCATTGGGTTCGACATGACGAAGCAGCCCGGCTACTCGAGCGGTGACATTCAGCTGTTTGGGCACAGCACATCAAGTGCTATCGCTCAGTGGTACAGCATCACCACTTGCGCCACGGCGACGGCATGACGCTCATAACGTTCCAAGACGGCAAGGTCGTGATGCGTGACGACAAGGTCGGCACGGAGCAGGAGTGCTGCTGCGAGGAAGAGGAGTTTGTCTGTGACGAGACGTGCAATAAAACCATCACGGTCAACTGGAGCAACAACGGTGCATCAGGCACGTTGACGTATACGATTGCAGACCGTGGGACTTTTACGCAGATACCAGGGCTTAGGGTTTCTTCAAGCATAAGTTGCCGAACCGCGGTCGACGGGAAGTGGTTTATTTCAGTCATTATGTGTGGAATTGCTCCGTACACGTCTGGAAGTTGGGCTGCCATCATCGACGCTGAAAGCGACGGCTGCCCGCCTGACGGTGCAGTAACGTGGACAACAGTTTTCGGAGGAGCCGGCGCAGACGCATCGGCATCCATCTCATGATTAGTGTTTTTACAGCGACAAACACTCGGCACGACGTTCTGCCCGCGTGGTGCCACGCGCTGCGAGTTAACTTGCGCGACTCGTACACGACGCACGTTTTTCATGTTCGAGACGAATCTCCCTTGTGCGGCGATGCCTGTAGCAAAATCCCAGACTGGGATATCGGCGCGCCGCTGAACTGCGTGATGTCGTGCCTGCCACAATCTGGCGCACGCATTTTTCTTGAGGAAGATGTAATCCCTGTTGCGCCGTGGTCTCCATCTGACTACACAGACAGGTGGGCGATGATGGAATCAGACCCAGGCGTTTTGTGGCCCAGCATCACGATTGCCATGCAGGATGGCCGGACGGTTGGTGACTCCTCAAGTATCATCCCGATCCCACAGCGTTTTGTACGAGATGGAGGATGCCCAGAGTGGCTGCCGCCTGAGTTGTGCGAGCCTGCGTTAGCGGCAAACGCCAAGGTAGTCGGCCGGCACTTCGTGCACCTCGACAAAATGAGCCGTGGTGCTCCTGAGATGGAGCAGAAGAACGCCTTGCTCGCGATGTTGATTGAAATGCTCGGCTCGCAGGATCGTCCGCATCAGTTTGGCACTGCCGTCGGCGAGAAAGAAAACGCCGAGAGTGCGCCGGGCCTGGGCGACATGGTGGCCGCCGGCCTGTCTGCGGTCGGCATCACCAAGGAGCGAGTGAGCAAGGTGATCGGCAAGCCGTGCGGCTGCGCCAAGCGTCAGGAGAAGCTGAACGAGCTGGGCCGAAAGTTCGGCATCGGTTGACACGCTCGCCACACTGACGGGCGAAAGGGCTCGTCGTGGCGGAAGATCACCACATCACCATCGACGGCAAGCGGTGGCTCTTGCGGTTCACCCGGCTCAAGGGCGACGCGATGGGCTGGACGTTCTTCGACAACGCCACCAGCCCGAGAATCCTCATCGACGACCGGCTGAAGGGCTTGCAGCGGCTAGAAACCATCCTGCACGAGATTGCCCACGCCGCTCTCGGGCCGGCCATCAGCGAGGAGAGCATCACCGAGTTGGCCAGAGTGCAACGGCGCGTGCTCACGATGCTCGGATACAAGGAGGTGCCCCGTGCCAAAGAATAGCCTGCTCGACGAGGTGCTCGAGCACGTCGCCAAGTCGCAGCCTGGCCCGTCGTCGTGGTTCGACCGGCTGCCGCCAAATGCCCAGGCCGAGCTGCTCGAGGTGCGGGCCGGCTTCGACCCGGCAAAGCATCAGAAGCGGGCCTTCTTCCGTGCCATCCAGGCGGCCGGCGAGAAACGTGGCTGGCACATCCCCGGCGAGAAGCAGGTAACGCAATGGCTAAGCGCACGCTGAAGGACGAGGTGCTGGCCGACGTGGCCCAGCAGCAGCAGCTCCAGGCCGACGCCGAGCTCGCCCGGCTGCGGGCCGAGGTGGCCGGGCTTCGCACCAAGTACAAGGCGGCCCTGGCTCAGATCGACGCCGAGCGCGAGCGGGCCGACCGTTTCACGGCGTTGCAGGGCGTAACACCCAAGCCCTTGACCAAATCTGTCAAGGCCAAGAAACACGCCAAGCATCCGGCTACGGCCATCCTCATGCTCTCGGACATCCACTGCGAGGAGCGGGTGCTGCCCGAGACCGTCAACGGGGAAAACGACTACTCGCTCGACGTGTGCCAACTCCGCATGGCCGAGCTCCAGGAGCGGTTCCTGGCCTGCCTCGAGCACGAGCGGAACCAGGCCGACATTCGGCGGGTGCTGGTGTGGTTGGGAGGTGACCACATAACCGGCCACATTCACCCGGACTGCGTCGAGGTGGCCCAGCTGTCGCCGATGAACGCCACCCGGTGGATCGCCGAGCGGTTGCGGGGAATGATCGACACAATCGCCGCACACGCCGACGAGGTGATCGTCTGCACAAACGCCGGCAACCACGGCCGCAGCACCGAGAAGAACCGCATCGCCACGGAGCTCGAGCACTCGTGGGAGCAGATGATGTATTTCACGCTCGCTCGTGAGGAGACCAACGCCAACGTGCGGTGGCAGATCGCCGAGGGCCACCTCGGCTACGTGGACCTCGACGGGTTCCTGGTGCGGACGACGCACGGCCACAGCATCCGCTACGCCGGCGGCGTCTACGGCTTGGCCCTGCCGGCTAGTAAAGCCATCGCCCGCTGGGACGCGGGAAGGAAAGCCGACTTGACCATCTTCGGTCATTACCACTGCTGGGGCTGGCTGCGCGGTGCTCGCTACGTCGCCAACGGCAGCGTGATTGGACATTCCCCCTACGCTGAACGTGTCGCATCACCCGAGCGGCCCTGCCAAGGCATGGTCATCGTCGACCACGGTCGGCAGGAAGTGACGCGAGCGTACCCGTTGTTTTGTGACCGTGATCTCAGAAAGGCGACAGCATGACTGCGACTCTGGAGGAAGCCAACAAGAAGATGCGGGCCGCCGTGAAGGAGCGGCTCGACGCCACCGATCCGGCCGACGAGAAGATGCAGGGCTACAAGCCCGGCCCGTTGGCTGGCTGCGAGCCGGCCCAGCAGTGCGCCGCCGAGCTGCTCTCGCGGGAGTCGTGCTGCGAGGGCAAGCCGATGCGGCCGGCCAAGCACCCGAGCAGCACGGCGTTCGTGGCCCTGCTCCAGGAGATGCAGCGGCTGCACGAATCCAAGAGCGCCGACTACGGCAGCGAGGATGACCCGCTGGCCAACGTCCGCAGCGGGGCCGACTTCGTGAACATTGAGCCGTGGCGAGGCTGCATGGTGCGGATCGCCGACAAGGTGCAGCGGTTGCGGACCTACTGCCGCACGGGCCGGCTCGTGCACGAGGGCGTGAGGGACACGCTACTGGACCTGTCGGCCTATAGCCTGCTGGCTATCGTCCTCTTCGATGAGGGCAACCGTGAGTGACCTGCGGCCGGCACTCACCGAGGACGACCTAACCCGCATGGAGCACCGGGCACGGAAGTTCCAGGGCGCGTGGACCGGCACCTCGGGGACGCTGGCTGCCGACGTTATGCGGCTGCTCGAGGAGCGACGCCGGCTGCTGGTGGAGTTGGCCAAGGCCGAGCAGCGGGTCACGTACTGGCAGGGTCGAGATTGAGCCGGGCGGCGGGTTGAGGCTGCGGGTTTTCGTCCTTTCCCCGTGGCCTCCCCGCTTGCTCGGCTCACGCCGCCGGCTCCTCGCCCAGGTCGAGCGGCGGCAGGTAGTCGACGGCCCGCTTGGGCGCAGTGATCCTCGGGTCGAGGTAGTGCTGCCGGGTCACCTCCGGTTTGGCGTGGCCAAGGTGCTCGGTAGCGTCGCCCCCGGCCGCCGCGAGGTAGGAGGCCGACGACTTCCTGAGCTTGTGAAACCCGGTGCCACGGACACCGGCCCGCTTGGCCAACAGCCGCAGGCTGGCCCAGATCGATGTGTACTGCTTCCGGTCCCAGGGCCAGACGAGATCCTGGGGCTTTCTGGCCTCTCGCCGCAACACCGCCGCCAGTTCTGGCGTAATGGGCCGCAGGAGGTCGTGGGATCGCCCCTTACGGGTTTCCGCACGGAAAAGGACTGTCCGTGCCTCAAGATCCACATCGGCCCACCTGAGGGCTAGGAGGGCCCCAATCCGCTCGGCCGTTTCCCACGCAGTGTGGATGAGCGTGGACCACCACCAGCCGGCCGGATACCCGGCGACCTGGCCGTCACGCTTGCGTGCCTCGAGGATAAGCCGCCGCACTTCGTCCAAGGTGTAAGCCTGCGGCGCGTGGCGGATCGTGCGACCACGGGGCAGCGACAGAAACTCAACGAGCTCGCCGTTGCTTTTCCGCATCCGCTTCTTGGCCGCAAAGTTGGCCATGGCCACCAGTTGGCACTTGTCCTTGGCGACGCTGGCCGCCGACACGAGCTTCCGGCCCTTGTGTGGCGTGACGGCCCGCCATCGCAGGAAGCCGGCCACGACCAGATCGTCGAGGTCATCGACGGTCGGCTCATGACCAAGGCAATCTCGGAACCTGTCCAGCGTGTGCGAGTAGAGGGTGACCGTGCGGTCGCTGAGGTTCTGGAGCACGGCGTATCTCTCGAGCACATCTCGCAGAGTGCAGGCTGACATCGTTGGCATCCTTTTTGGGGGTGGACAGCCCAACGTAGGCTACGGCTGAACATCTGTCCAGTCCCGTGCCCTCCGTTAGACCTGGTCGAATCCCCTATAGTGTACGGGCATGGACGCCCCCAAGGCGAATCTCAGGACTAGACCTGGGAGGACTGGAGTGCCGACGTTTGACTCTGGTTGCTACGTCGGTAGGATTGCCAGGGACATGATCGTGGCACTACGAGAACCGCAGCGAACGCTCTGCACCTGCCGTGAGGCGGCCGAGATCCTCGGCTGCACCATGGGCCGGGTCCGGCAGATGTGTCGGCCACCCGAGGGCGGCGGCGAGCCCACGCTCTGGAGCAGCAAGCTCACCGACCGAGCCCTGGTGCTGGACCTCGAGCAGGTCAAGAAGCTGGCCAAGGCCCGCCAGAAGGCCCGCGACGCCGGCATCGCCAAGGGGCCGGCCCCCGGCGGATTCTCGCCAGATACCTAGTTTCCCCCGAGAAAAACCCTCTCTCGGAAAAAATCCTCATCCCCACTTGTCTTACCTACCGATGTCGGTATACTAGGGCAGACGCGGGCAAGTGAGACCCGCAAGACACCAACCAGGAGACGAAACGATGACCAAGGCTGACAAGAAGTCGATGGCTCGCAAGACGATCAGCACTGTGACGATTGGCGACCGCGTGCAGGTCAACTTCGGAGGCACCTACGAGCACAACCAGCGAACTGGCGAGGTTGTTGAGATCATGAATCTGATTCCTGGCCGGCCTCAGCTCTACGCCGTGCGGCTGGACTACCGCACCACGGTGGACTGCCCGCCGTGGGCCGTGCAAAAAAAGATGGCCGGCTGACCGACCACCCCGCCCGCCGGCACCAGGGCCGGCGGGCACAGGACTCTACGGCCAAGGAGGGCCACGAGATGAACACCCAGTTCTGGCTCGAGCTGCTGATTCTCGCCCTGCGGATCGTTTCCGCTGGGCTGGCCGGTTGACACTTCCTACCGACACGGCTACCGTACTGCCGACATCGGCAGGCACCAAAAAAACAGCCCCTTGACTCATCGGTTGACACGCGTACAGTACCCACCACAACAGGCTAGGAGGCCCCCGAGATGACTACCGATCCCCACCATTCCGAAGCGGCCGGCGCGATCGCCGGCATGGCTGCGACCTACGGCTACCGACCGAGCCCCGGCGACATCGTGATCGGCGAGCGGCCGTTCTTGGGCGACCGAGCCCGAGGCATCGTCCGGGCCACCAACGGCACGTACTGCCTCGTCGAGATGAACGGCGAGACGCTGTCGTACTACCCGAGGGAGCTTGAGTGGACTGGCGAGCGGGTGGAGGGCTGACCGCACAAGGAGACCCGGCGGAGCCGGGGACGCAAGGACGCACGGTGCCGCCGACCTAGGACGGGGGAGCGGCTTTGACAAAGGACGTTAGACGCAAAGGACGCAGAGATGAGCACAGAGATCAGCACCAACACGACGCCGGCCAAGGGACTAGCGTTGCAGACGATGGCCGACGCCATGAAGTTTGGCGAGATGGTAGCGGCGAGCGACTTCGCCCCAAAGGATTTCCGCGGCAAGCCTGCTAGCTGCGTGCTGGCCATTCAGGCCGGGGCCGAGATTGGGCTGTCCCCGATGCAGGCCCTGCAGTCGATTGGTGTGGTCAACGGGCGGCCCAGCATCTTTGGCGACGCCGCCCTGGCGGTGGTCAAGGCCAGCCAGGTCTGCGAGTACGTGACCGAGTCTGTAGACGGCGACGGCGAGCAGATGGTGGCCACATGCACCGCCAAACGGCGTGGCTACCCCACGCCCACCGTGGTCAAGTTCACCGTCGCCGACGCCAAGAAGGCCGGCTTGTGGGGCAAGAGCGGCCCGTGGACGCAGTACCCAAGGCGGATGCTGCAGATGCGGGCCAGAGGCTTCGCCCTGCGTGATGCGTTCCCCGACGCCCTGCGTGGCATGGTCACCGCCGAGGAGGCCCAGGACTACCCGACGCCGTCGGCCACGCCCGAGCCCGTCGTGGTGCGCCCCAAGTTTGACGCACCGCCGCAGCCGGCCGAGGAGCGGGTCGACCCGTACGAGGTCGCTCAGGCCGCCATCGAGGCCGAGCGGGACATCGCCAAGCTCGACCGGATGCGGGCCAAGATCGAGCTGCGGCTCAAGGACGGCACCTTCGCCCCGTTTCAGGCCGACTCGTTGTTTGACGCCATCCACGCCCGCGTCGAGTTCCTCGAGGCCGAGAGCGAGGTGGTGGCATGAGCGAGCCCACGACCATGTACCGAGGCCACTTCGGGCTGCAGTCGCTCTCGCTGTGGCACCCAGACTCGCCGGTGCCGACGTTCTGCTCGTCGATGGAACTGTCGCCGTGCGGGCAGTACGTCGTCTATCGGCGGCGCAGCCTGGATCAGCAAGGCTGGGAGACGCACCGAGAGGAGGTTTCGCAGTACTGGCAGCCGACGCGGACGCTGGCGCTGGCCGCTGCGGCACCGCTGCTGCGACGCATCGGCGAGCGGCTCATCCGCCAGGCCGACGAGCTCGAGCAGGCGGCACGAGAGGAGTCACGCGACCGGCCAGCCCTGGCCACAGCGGCTGACGCATCGCAGCCGCAGGGGTCGCCAACCGGGAGTGGCGCGTAACCACCGGCGCGAGCCCGGCGATACGGGCAAATACACCAAGGAGCCTAAATGATGGAAACGCGAGAGATGGTCGTGCGACTAACGCGACAAGTGACACGCGAATATGTAACCCGATTGTTGCGCAATCAAGGCATGACCGTGGCAAAGATTGCAGAGCATCAGCAGTGCAGCCCGGCGACTGTCCGACGGCTTCTCAGGAAGTCAGCCAAGTGGTTCAAGCACGAGACGGCAACTTGACGCCCGTGCCACGGTAGGTGCTGGGTAACACGACACGCATGGAGGCAGAGATGACGACGACGGTAGCGAAACGCAGCAGGAAATCTGAGATCACGGCCGCAACGATTGAGAAGGCCCAGCACCAGGTCGAGCGAGCCATTGCCGAGGCGTTTGATCCAGACAGTGTGATCCGAGCTTACGACATGGCTACTGGTCTTCGCCTGCTAGCGAGGCAGGCTGACGCCAACAAGGCAGTGCAAAACAAGTGCGGCGCTACTCACGCAAAGTCCGTCAGGAAGATCGGCGAACTTACTGAGGCGATGCGTAACAGCGGCGCGCTTGTTAGGCATGGAGGCAAGCGAAGCAAGATCGACCAACACGACCTTGACGATTCAAGTTCGAGGCCGTCGACCTTGAAGGAGCTAGGGATTAGCAAAGACCTGGCCGCTGCCGGCGTCAAACTGCTGGCTGTCGATCCATCGGAGATCGACGCGATGGCAGAGGAAGCTACCAAGGAGGGAAAGGACTTCTCTTGCAAGAAGGCAGTGGCCGAAATCCGCGACAAGCAGCAGTCTGCGAAGAGAACGGCAGAGAAAGCCGAGGCTATCAAGCGTCGAAAGAGCGTCGACGGCCTATACCTCGGAGACTTTCGCAAGATCGGCGACAAGATCCCTGACGCTTCTGTCGACCTAATCTTCACTGACCCGCCATACGACCGAAAGGCTATCGAGCTGTTCGACGGCCTCGGCGAGTTCGCTGCTAGGGTGCTGCGGCCAGGCGGAAGCCTTATCGCTTACATCGGACAGATACAGCTGCCAGATGCGGTCGCGGATTTGTCCAAGCACCTTCGCTACTGGTGGACGTGCTCTTGCTACCACAGCGGGCCGACGCTGCTTCGCATGAATGAGTACGGAATCGTCAACGGCTGGAAGCCAATGCTGTGGTTTGTCAAAGAGACGCGCGGCGACAAAACGACTTTTGTTAACGACGTGGCGACAGGCACGCGCGAGAAGTCGCACCACGATTGGCAACAGTCCGAGGCTGAGGCTCGTTACTTCATCGAGCTTTTGACTGAAAACGACGGCTTTGTTGTTGACCCATTCTGCGGAGGTGGAACCACGCCAGTCGCATGCATCGGCCTTGGTCGCAAGTGGGCTGCGTTTGAGATTGACGAAGCAAACCTTGCTCGAGCTAGCGAGCGTATCCAGGAGGCCAGCAAATGACTCGAGACCGCCTGTTCGGCTCTGACGTGCCCTTTATGGCGTGGTGCAGGTCTTGCGAGCTTTTGCCGTCCTGGTCGCCGGATTGCGGCTGGGTTCAAACAGACGTCGACACTTTCATTCATCGGTACATCACGTGTGTCGACAAGCAAGGCACACGTGAGGTGCAGGCCATGATGGAGACGGAGGTAAAGACGCGATCCGGCAACTTAACTCAGAGCCAGGTCGACACGTACCGAAAGAAGCACGCAACGACAATGCCTTACCTTCAGTTCAGAGGTCAGGCAATATTCAACTACGGCGTCTCGTTCGTGCGAATGGACGGCACAAGCCCGCTCGACTCAGCCCTAATCGAATGGGGCAGATTTAACAGAGCTTCTGATTTTGAGATTGTCTGGAAAGACATTTGTCTCGAACAGCTAATAAAGCTCATGCGGTTTGAGTTGCACCCAGACACGCTATCTGTCAACTCATATCGACGCCATCACAAGACTCGCAAAGTTTTGGTGGCTGAAGAAACGCCACTTGGGTTTGTCGCCGAGCGGGAACTGATTAGCCGCAGCTAGGGGGCCAGGATGGCCGGTGAGTGGATACCCGTTGACTGCAACCTCGGCATGAAGCCCGAGGTGCTCGAGCTGGTGGACGAGACCGGGCTGCCTGTTGAGGTAGTCGGGTGGCGTCTCATCCAGTTGTGGTCGTGGGCGGCCCTCAACACGGCAGACGGGACGATCCGGGCCACACCTGCTCGGCTCGCCATGGTGGCCGGCGGTGACGCGGACTTTTGGCTCGCTGTTGAGCGAGTCGGGTGGGTGTCGTTTTTGAGCGGCACCGTCGTCATCGAGGGTTGGGATAAGCGTTTTTCCCGTGCGGCAAAGGCTCGGGCCGGCAACGCCCGACGCCAGGACACGCATCGTAAGAAGGGGCGTAACGGTGCGGCGTTACCACAGGACAGTACAGGAGAAGACAGGACAGGAGAGGACAAAGAGCAACCGGCTTCGCCGGTTCCCACGAGCAAGCCGGCTACGCCGTCTCGCTCGCGGGCGAAGTCTGCGGTGGCGTGGGCTGCTGACGCAGGGTGGACGGGCATCACGGACACCGACCGGCAGGAGTGGGCCGCAGCGTTCCCCGGTGCCGTGCTCGACCAGGAGCTCGCCAAGGCCACGGCGTGGCTCAAGGCCAACCCGAAGCGAGCCGGCCGCCGCAACTGGCGACGGTTCCTCGTCGGGTGGCTGCAGCGGTGCCAGGACAAAGGCGGCACCAACCGGGAGCCGGGACGCCGGCCAGACGAAAAGCCACCACCGAAGGTGTGGAAAGACCAGTACCGGCCGGCACCGTACAGGTCGCCCAAGGAAGTCGCCGCAGTTGCATCGACGTTGAAACTCAAGGAGGAGGATTTATGAGCACCACCACGACCGACACCCGTCCCCGCATCACCGACCGGCAGCGTGCCGTGTACGACTGGATCTGTGCCACGTACGCCGAGACCGGCGCAGGCGTTGGCATCCGGCAAATCAGCGAGGCCTTCGGCTTCGCATCGCCGGGCGGCGCGTACTGCCACCTGACGTACCTCGAGAAGCGTGGCTACGTGAAGCGTACGCCGGGCCGGGCCAACTCCATCGTGCCGATCTTGGAGGGCTGATCGATGGCCACGCAGAACCCGTACCCGTGCCCGGCTCCGCTGGTGCTCGCCAACATGCTGGCGATGCACTCTTGGAGTAACCACATCGACGACCACAGCCGCAAGCTGCTCGAGTGGGCCGCCGACACCGTGCGTGGCCTGTGTGCCAAGAACGCCCAGTTGGCCCACGACCGGGACCAGGCCGAGGCCGACGCCGCGCACCTGTTCCACCTCCACTACGGGCCGCAGCAAGGAGGTGCCGCATGAGCGTCAGCGAGTTCACCTGCATTGCGTTGGGCATGTTGTTCAACGTGTTGACCTTTGTCCTCGGGTGTTCCGTGGGCATCGCTGTTTCCCAGAAGAGAAAGGACTCTCACCATGACGACCGCAACCGCTACGAAGCCGAAGGCTTCCAGTACTACGACCCTTCTAAGAACTGAGCTGCTCGACGCCCTGGTGGCGGTGAACCACGCCATCGTGGCTCGGTCGCCCAAGCCGGTACTGCAGAACGTCCGCATCGGAGACGGGCTCGTCACCGGCACCGACCTGGAGGTGCGGATCGACAGGGCCATCTCGGAGCACTGCGAGCCGTTCCTGGTTCCGCACGCTCGGTTGCTCGCCATTGTGCGGGCCGCCACGGGCGACGAGGTGACGCTCAAGGCCGGCAAGACGAGCGTCGTCGTCACCTGCGGCGGCGGCTCGTGGACGCTGCCGACCGAGGACGTGAATGAGTTCCCGACGTGGGAGCCGAGCAACCTTGAGGCCGTCTGCCGGCTGCCGGCCGACCAGTTTGCCCGGGCCGCCAAGGGCACGACGTACGCCACGGACACCGAGAGCAGCCGCTACGCCCTCGGGGCCGTGCTGCTCGAGGTGAAGAACGGCAATCCGACCTGGGTGGCCACGGACGGCCGGCGGCTCTCGCTCGTGGAGACCGAGACCGACCAGGCCGTCGATGACCGGGACGTGCTGGTGCCTCGCCGTGTGCTCGACATCGTGGCCGGCATGGCCGGCAGCGGCAGCGTGCAGGTCGAGGCCACGGCGAGCGAGGTGCGGTTTGAGATCGACGGCACCATCATCACCGGCCGGCTCGTCGAGGGCCGGTTCCCTCGGTGGCGTGACGTGATGGGCAAGCCCGAGGGCGAGCCCACGGTGCTCGAGCGGAGCGACTGGCTTTCTGCGGTGCGGGCCGCCGCCATCGTGACGAGCGAGCAGAGCAAGGGCGTGGACCTGACGTGGACGAGCAACACGCTCGTCATCTCGGGCCGCTCGGCTGAGTACGGCGAGTCGACCGTGCAGTGCGACATCGTGGCGGCCGGCACCACGGCACCCGTCAAGTTGGACCCGCGGTTCATCATCGACTTCCTGCGGCATCTGCCGGACGACGAGGAGCCCCAGGTCGACGTGTACGTCAAGGACGGCCAGAGCCGGGTGCTCATCACCTGCGGGCCGTACAAGGGCGTCATCATGCCGCTGGCGGCCGACTGATGGCGGCTTGGCTCATCGCCCTGACGGGCTGCATCTACGCCTACGTGGCGTGCGACCTGGCGTGGCAGGGCAAGCACGGGCTCGCCCTCGCCTACGCCGGGTATGCGTTCAGCAACATCGGACTCTACATCGCAGCGAGGTGACAACATGAGACGAGGACGACGAAAGTACGAGGTGAACGTGCCGCTAATGTTCAAGCTGTGGCACGACGACACGCTCAGGACCGAGGACGTGGCCTTGCGGCTTGGCTTGAGCACGGGGCAACTGCGCAAGGTGGCCCACGGCTACGGGTTGCACTCCCGGATCTCGACGCCGAGCGGCGAGATCACCGACGCCCCGAGCGAGGCCGAGGAGCTTCTGTCGCGGGACTCGCTGGCGCTGTCGCCTTGGGTGGCGGCTAGGGCGGCGCAGTTCCGGCGTCAGAAGGAGCGGGACGGCGAGCCGATGACCGTGACGATCATGGAGACGTTTGCCACTGGCCAAGCGGCTCGTCGCCGGCGCGCTCGCTACGCTTGACACGCTCGCCACCATCGGCGGCATGGCAATCACGTTTTCCGTGCCCGGCGATCCCGTTCCGCAACCGAGGCCGAGAGTCTCGACTGTGGGCGGGTTTGCCCGTGCCTACGTGCCGAAGTCGCACGCCATCCACGCCTACCGCCAGGCGGTGGCCCTCGCTGCTCGAGCAGCTGGGCTGCGTGAGGCAACCGGCCCGGTGAGCGTGATCGTGGACGCCGTCTTCGGCCGGCCCAAGTCGCACCTGACCAAGTCGGGCGTCAAGGCGACGGCCCCGGCCCTGCCCAGGCCCGATGTCGACAACATCGCCAAGGCCTGCCTGGATGCTCTGCAAGACGTAATGGGCGACGACACGAACGTCAGCCGGCTGGTCGTCGAAAAGTCCTGGGGAGCCGAAGGCCGCACGACCGTGAGGGTGACATGAAGAGCGAGCCGTGGCTGCAGCAGTGGATGCCGATGATCGAGGCCTGTCCTCGGCATATGGCATGGGACATCGGAGCCAACGCTGGCGATTGGTCGGAGTTGTTCGCCGGCCTGTTCACCAAGGTGGTGTCCCTAGAGCCCGACGAGCGGTGCGAGCCGCCGGCCGGCATGACGTACGACCGGCGAGCCGTGTGGAGCGAGAGCGGCGAGGAAACGCTGTACCGCCGCACGAGCGCCCTGCAAACGTCGCTGCTGCCAGTTCATGGAGTCGGCGACGGAAAAGCGACGGTGGAGGTTATCGAGCGAGTGACGGTCCAGACCGTGACGCTTGACGACCTGGCCTGCGAGCACGGGCCGCCGGATCTCATCAAGGTCGACATCGAGGGGGCCGAGGTTGAGGCGATGGTAGGAGCCACGCTGCCGTGCTTCTCACGCTGCCGCTGGCTTATTGAGAGCCACAACATGAGTTCCGGCGTTGGTGAGCAACTCAACAGGCTTGGGTACGTCACCTGCCAAGTCATTAAGCATCCGCATCCCGACGCCGCCGAAGGGCATGAATGGATTTTTGTGGAGCCATGAGCGTCACCATCACCTTTGACAAGAGCCACCACCCAGACGTGGCGTTGCCCGTCGACTTTGAGTTTGCCGGCATGTACGCCGACGCCACCTGCGAGGGTGCCTTGGTGGCAGCTCGTAGCAAGGTCTGCGTCGTCGGCCTGGCTCGCAACATCGCCGGGATCCTGCCGGTAAGCCTCAAGCGGATCGCCGACACGGTCAAACACTTTGCCGAGTGGAAGGCAGTGGTGTTCGAGAATGACAGCACGGACGGCACGAAGGAAATCCTCCAGCAGTGGGCGATTGACGACCCGGAGCACGTCATGGTGCAGCTCGTCGACAACGGCCGGCCGCACCTGCACGGGTTTGAGCGTGATCGTGTGGTTGCTTTGGCCGACTACCGCAACCGCTGCCGGGAGATGGTGCGTCGGCACATGCCAGACGCCGACTACGTGCTGGTGCTGGATCTCGACGCCTGGGGCGGGTGGAGCATTCACGGCATCATCAACGGCATCGGCTGGCACGCTCGGATGCCAAAGGCCGGATGCATGGCGAGCACGTCGCTGTTCAAGCACTCTGGCACTTTGATTGACGGCAAGGCACCGTGGGCGCATTACGACAACTGGGCATACCGCTGGCTTGGTTGGACGCCACGCATTGGCCCATGGTTCACGTTCTGGCTGCCGCCGCCAGGAGCGCCGCCCATCGAGGTCAACTCGGCGTTTGGCGGGTGCGGCCTGTACAAGACGCAGGCGTACCTCGAGGCCGAGTACAGCGGCGACAACGGCGACTGCGAGCATGTGAACTTCCACCGCATGATGAAGGACAAAGGATGGACCGTGCATCTCAACCCGGCACAGCGTTGCGTCATGACCTGGCTGGCAGAGGCAGAGGAGCCATCCGATGGCGGCGGGCAACACGGCGACGATCAGCATTGACCGGTTCCGGGCCGACTGGCTCGACCACACGCCAATCGTGCAGCTGTGCGAGCAGTACAGCATTACCAAGGATCAGGTGATCCGGCTGCGTGACGTGTGGGCCTTGCCCTTGCGTCACGACCGCAAGCTGCGAGCCAAGCCCAAGCGGCAGCGCGACCCGACGCAGGCCGAGATTGAGGCCGCCTGCCTGCGGATTCAAGCGACGTGGGACGAACGGACCCGTGAGCTGCGGGCTGTGCAGAAGACGCAGCACGTCACCGTGCGGCAGATCGACCTGCACGACGTTGAGGTGCCTGGGCAGGAGGACGACTGATGGCCCAGGAAAAGGACTACGTCTACCGCCGCATCGTCATCGAGTACGGCCGGCTGTACGCCTACGTCTACATCACTGACCAGGACGGCAAGGTGCTCGAGGAGGAGGCCTTCAAACAACCTTTTCGCCTTGACTTCAAAGACGTGAAAGAAGAGGCCAAGGAGTGCTTTGACAGCGTGTACCAGCACCTGCAGGACACCATCCTCTGGTACGCAACTGCAAGGGACGACGACAAAGACGCAGAATCGGAAGAGCCACCGGAGACCGACTGATGCCTCAGTACGCCATGACCGCCGCCGAACAGCAGCAGTACGGCAGCACGCTCAACATCTGGCAAGCCATTCGGCTACTGCAAGCGTGGTCGCCGCTCATCACCTACGGGCAGAAGTTCATCGCCGAGGTGGACCCGTACAAGAAGGGCCTGATTGCCGGTGAGGCCGCCGAGTGGCTTGCCGCTCAGACCGACTCGGACGTGGACGACCAGCTCGTCCGCCGGCTGGCGGCAGTGGCCCAGACGCCTCAGGGCGAGGATCTGATTCGGTACTCGCTGAGCCTTGCTGGCGTGAAGTGACCACATGACCGATGCCATGCTTCGCACCCTCGCCGTCGCTGCCGCAGCTGCTCTGCTTGCTGCGCCGTACTGGGAGCAAATCGCCGCTCTCGGATCTCAGGCCGCCGCAGCCGCCCGCAAGCACGGTGCACTCCTCGGCCGCATCGCAGCCGCAGGGCTGATCGTGGCTGCCGCCTGGGGCAAAATCCCGCTGCCAGAGTTTGCGTTGCCCGTGGTGCCGGCCGTTACCGTGCCGACGCCCAGCCCCGAGATGCAGCGGCTCGTCGAGCCCGTCGCCCAGGCCCTCGCCGGCCTGCCTGCCGACAAGAAGGCCCTGTGGGCCGCCACCTGGACGAAAGCCGCCCTGGTGGTGAAGGCCGAGGGCACCTCGAGCGTCGAGGTGTTTAGGGACACGCCGAGCCTGCGGCTTTTCACGACGGTGGCCCTCGACGTTGCGTGGCGTCGCCTCGGGGACGCTCGCCCTGGCTCCGTGGATGGCCTGAGAGAGGCTGTCGAGACTGCCTTGCGGTCTGCAATGGGCCTGGATTCCGTGCCCGTTACGCCGGAAATGCGGGCCTCCTACGCTGAGGTGGCAGAGGCGATTGCCTGGGCCGGCACGAGGTGACGCAATGGAACCTCACGCCTTTGGGTACTTGCCCGACCCGGCCGGCGCTGATGCGTTCGTCGCCACGCTGCCGCACCCCACGCTGGCGAGCGCGGCCCCAGGATTCGTGGCCGACGACAAGCGCGAGGTGATGCTGTACCCGGCCCTTCTGCGATGCCTGCCCAAGTGGAGGCGCGGCTCGCAGGGCAACGTGGGCTCCTGTGTCGGCTGGGGCGCGAGCCTCGGCGTCGACTTTGTGGCCGCCTGCGACATCGTCCACCGGCGCGAAGGCGAGGTCGTGCGAGGCCGCACGATCGAGGCGAGCTTGTACGGCTTTAGCAGGGTCGAGGCCCGCGGCCAGAGCCGCAACAACGGCGGCGATGGCAGCACCGGCTTCCATGCCGCCAAGGCCATCCGGGACTTCGGAGCCCTGCACTACGGCGTCGACTACGGCGGCACCGTGATCCTCGAGGAGAACAAGCAGCAGCGAGACCGGGACTGGGGCCGCAACGGCGTGCCCGACGCCCTTGAGCGGTTTGCCTTCCTGCGACGGTGCAGCGAGACGACGCTGGCCACGACGTTTGAGGAGGCGGCTGCGGCGATCCAGAACGGCTACCCCGTCGTGGTGTGCTCTGGCCAAGGCTTCTCCATGAGCCGGGACAGCGACGGCTTCTGCCGGCCCGGTGGCGTGTGGTGGCACTGTATGACTCTGGCCGGTTGCAGGTGGGGTAAACGTCCCGGCCTGCTGTGCTTTAACTCATGGGGCGACAGCAACACCGTCGGCAAGCACTACCCCGAGACGATGCCGACGGTGGTCCGCAACTGCTCGTTTTGGATCGACGCCGACACCTGCACCAAGATGCTCAAGGGCAAGGACTCGTACGTCTACGCCGGCTACAGCGGGTTCAAGCCGACCAAGCTTCCTGACTGGACGGGGGACGTGCTGTGAGGTTTCTCATCCTGTCGCTCATCGCTTTGGCCGGCTGCATTGCCACGCTGCCCAACGACGCCACCATCTCGGCCGACCTGGCCTGCGAGCTCGCCCGTGGCGTCGTGCAGCTGCGGGCCGCACCCGAGGTGCCAGACGACAAGCCGAAGCCGGGTGACAAGTGCCCCAACTGCGACGGCCGCGGCTACGTGGGCGACGGCACCGTCAAGGTGAAGTGCCAGCCATGCGGCGGCACGGGTAAGGTGCAATGACCAGCGACACGCTCACGGACTACGTGTGGGACCAGCTCGGCCCGAGGAAGTACCTCGCCGGCCGCGGTCGCATTGCCAAGATCGTCGAGCAGTACGTGCGGACGTGGCCTGCCGAGGTGCTCGGCCAGTGCCAGGACGACGCCGAGCGTGCGATGGTTGCCGAGGCCAGCGTTGGCAGCGTGCGGCGGCAGATCCGCCAGCACCAGTACGGCATGATCTGGACGCTGTTGCTCACGGCCCTGGCTTCAGCGGTGTTTCAGGTGCTGCTGCGGTGGTGGCTCGAGCGACGCAGCAACCGGGTGATGATGCTGGTGATGCGGCAGGAGGCGAAGCGGTGACAGCGGAGACGAAAGACACGCTCATGGAGATGCTCGCCAAGTACGGTTTTTCGACCGTTGTCGCCGTTGGCTTGGCGTGGTTCATCCGGCAAGATCTTTTGATCCCGCTGCTGGATGAGCACAGGCTGACGCTTCGAGAGGTCCGCGAGACGCAGCGAGAGATCGCCGACGCGGTGAGCGATCAGACGCGCTTGCTGCTGTCCATACAATCCGGCAAGCCTGTCGTGGGTCTGCGGACGGTTGACGTGACCGAGCTTGACCCTGGCAAAAACTGATTTCCTTAGATCAACCTACTGTACGGCCGCGCCACCATGACCGACGACAAAGAAAACGAGCCGCAAGAGCCGCACCCCGCCGACGAAAACGTCATCCGCTGCGGTGACGGGTACGCATACATCGACCATGACGGGGACGACTTGTAATGGCTATGAATCCCAGGCTCATGCGGCCCATCCTGTCAGGCGACCCGGACGCCCTGCGGTACATCGCCGCCGTCCAGCAGGCTGACGGGCAGTCGCTTGAGCCAGCGGTGAAGAAGGCGATCACCGACTTCATCGTCGGCTGTAAGTC